GTTTGCATCCTCCTCATAATGGACCCATGTGGAGTTGAGCACGACAAAACGAGTCTTTGAGGCATGATGGTCGGTGTAGAAATATGTACCGTCTCCACCATAGACCCTCCCTGCTGCTTCAGCCTGCTTGAGGAAACGGTTGAACCGCTTTGCAGGGGAGTAGTTTTTAATGTACACACGGGAACCGTCCTTCCCCCACGATACATCATGGTTTCCCACAGTCTGAAGCAGCATCTCTGCGGGAATTACCTCCATCATACGGGCGAAGGAAGCAAGCATTTCCTCAGCCTCCGCCTCCGTTTCAATGTAATTTGACGTGAAGGAATCACCGCAGTTTACCACATATTCGAGATTGCACTCATCAACCAGACGTCGGAGAATGGTCCCCGTGTACCTCGTCGAACCGTGATTGTCGGAGAACATGGCAAATGCCAGGGCATCCCGTCCCCATGCATCCAGTACAGCGCGCACATCGGCTGCTGTCTTTGTGACCTCCGCCTCCCAGAATGAGGGGAGAACGGGAGCTTCCAGAGCCGTCACCCGGGCGGTTATATCGGTAAGGGCGGTGGTGAGCAGGGCAGTGGATTCTGCATTTTTCTCAAGTGTCAAAATCCTGTTTTCAAGCCCCGACGCGACCAGGGAATACCCCGTTTTGTCATAACGGAAAGTTTCGGTGTAGGCTATTTCTTGCTCCACTGTGATTATAATGTCCTCAGCAGTCCCCGTAGGGATTCCGCTGAATACAATGTGATCGAGAGCAGCATTGATTACTACCTCATACACTCCGTCCGCTCCCTTCGTGACGGTGATATACCCATTGCTTGTCCCGTCTGCCGCTGCGGAATAGTATACAGTACCGTCAGCCTTTACGCATTTTGCACGATATACCGCACCATCGTCATCAGATTCCATGATGAGGCCCGACACCCTGACCGTATTTTTGGCGCTTACATAAATGATGTTGGTGATAACCGCAGAAGCCTTTTCCTTCATTGGCTCGTGTCGGGATTCCATGTAGTACCCGTTTATCCATTCATCCGTCAATCCGGGGTTTGCATGATTCGTGAACAGGGCACCTTTCTCACCTGTGGCACCCCATACGGTTCCGTCCGGCAATACATACTTCATATGTACATCGGTAAATTCGTCCTTTGATTTTGCGAACTTGAACCCGTGTACCTCAACAAGCTCCGATAGAATGAGCATCTTCGGAAAATCCGCCTCCGAAAAGACCCCTCCCCCCGTTTTTCGGAATAAAAACCGAAGCTGTTCCCCTGGATAGATCTGTGCAGATTCCCCCGAGGCAATGCTGCCGACGGTTCCGATGTATGCACCTGACAGGGAATAGCGTATGATGTCCATCACAAGGTCATGCGCCTCAAAACGGATTCTGACACCCCCCTCGGGAACGGTATAGAGTTCTGCGGAATGGATCTCCTCCTCGCTTTCAGCCGGTTCAAAGACAAGTGCTGAGGCAATGTTCCGATGCGTCACAAGAGGAGAAGCAAGCACACCCGTGTCAGCTTCACCGAACCACCAGTTTGCATTTTCCCCGATACGCGGCGTGATGCCGTCGGTACCGTCCTTTCCGTCAAATTCGCCAGACTCTTTCGCCGACCGCAGCCCGTTTTCCACAGCATTTCCCACATCTGCCGCATTGAAACGGGCGATCTTATCCATTTGCGCGAGGACCTGTGCATATACATCGGGAACAGGCTCAGGCACAGCTCCGCCCTTCGATAAAGCGGAGGAGATGCAGGGAATAACCGCTTCAGTGGAAGTTCGGATGTCGCCTGCATAAACCCCTACATAGACCTCTCTTGCATCGGGGATCACAGGAAGAGGGCAGCCATCCCCGGAAAAAAGAACCTCCTGCTTTTGCCAGCCATTCTCTCTGTCAAACCAGCGGAATTGTGCAGTCTTTGCAGCGTGCTCCCCCCATTCGCCGTCAAAGGAAAAAGTGATCGTGTAATCGGAGTTAAAGCATACCACCTTTTCCTCAGATTTGTATGAGGCGATTTTGTTTTTGATTGATATGGGTAGGTAGATCATGATGTCACTCCTTCAATGTCATCGAGGAATTCAATGTTAACAAAATCTTCTAACAAAAGCATATCAGTATATGACAACCTTAAATTTTCCGCCTCGCTTTCGTGAATAAAGATCGGTGCCGCACAAACCTTACAGTCCACCTCCATAAGTTCGTTCAATGCTTCTTCGAATTTGTGCTGGTTATCGTCAGGGAGAGTCCAAGTCCCATTCTCCTCAACCCAGAATTCTTCGATTAGAAGTTGGTGCTGAGTATTATAAAAATCAAGTTGAGGTTGAATGCATTGCATAAGCAGTGACACCTTATACAATGTTCTCATGCTGAGCCGTTGGCATGCTATCTGTTGTAATGCAGGCATTGCCTCAATTATTTTTCTTATTGTCATGTTTCCTCCGTTCAGGCCAATAAGCCATATTTGTTTTTCAATATCCCGATCAAATTGTTGAGTAAAACAAGGTAGTTTGATGATGATGCGCTTGTGTAACCCATGTTTGTGGATGTCGTCGAAAGAGTTTGTTTTGCGGCAGGGGTTGTTCCAAAAAAACCGATTTTCGAAGATGTGGAATTGCCTATGGATGCAGCTAAAGAACCTATATATGCATAATCCCAATAGTATCCTGTTTTCCCGAGGTAAGATTTGTATGTTCCGGAAGCAGACGACGGTCGAAGTTCTTTCGAACTGCAAACTATGCAATACCCGGAATCATCATAGCCCATATTAACTGTTTTCACATAAACGTGTTTCCATTTGTAATTGGATGCGCCCAATCCATACAGCGAATCTGCTCCCGGATTCAGATTCTTTCCCTCACTCAGCCAAATATAAGTATTATCATCCCATCTCAGTTGGTTTGGAACAAAAGATAAGCCGTTAATTGTAAGTCTTGTGCCATTTGATGATAGTTGGCAGCTATCACTTAAATGAATGGTTGAAACCCACACATTTTTCCAGATATTGTCGACAGAGCCTATCCCTCCCGGCTTTTCTGACACTTTGCAAATAACAATGTATGTACCGCTTACTTTCGCGACATACACAAGATCACCCACTGCAAATTGTACAGCCTCATTCGCCGCATAATGTTTTACAGATTCTTCCTCGCTTCCGGTAAATATCAGAGATACCCCATCCTCATATATTCCTCCGATTTTTGCCAAATGATGAGGCTCGGTTTCTTTTTGCTCAGATTGTAGCTGCTGCTTTTCCTGGTAATTATCCTGCATATAGAATCCTCCTTGCTTTGTGTGTCATACTTGCCCCCGGGGACATCGGAAGCGTCCATTCTGTTTCAACATATATACCTGTCAATGTTCCGCTATCAAGAGCCACCACATCATGTGAGGTATGCGTTGGTGCTATTGCGGTATAAAATTCAACGGTTTCTGTTTCCTGCAGAGATTGATCGCGCAGCCGATTTGCGTAGTTTTGCAATGTTTCCTGATCGGGGATATTGTTTACACGTTCCGAGTGAAGAATGCGACCAATATTTACGGTAGAGTATGGGCTGTCCGGACTATTGTTTTCGGCTATGGCTACCATCGGTTCTTTGTGTTCCGGATTTTCACAGGTAACGCGAAATACATTGCTCTTGCCGTATCTGTCTGTCGTCCTGCTATGGTTGCTTTCAATGATACTGTATTCATCTGCTGAATAACAGTGCAGTATATCGGAAACCCGAGGGGCAGTATATTTTGTCAATCTGACAGTGCCGTTTAAATCCACCCATGCGGTATTATAGTTGATTTCGGTTAATAGTTGGTTTATAATGTCAAGATACGGAGTCCCTATATCCCAATCCTCTCTTGCAGTTGAAAAGGTCAAAGAAGATTGTTCTGCATCTATATCCTTTATGCCGCATTGATTTAGCAAGGACATGATAAAAGAAATATAATTATCACCTGCAGATATTGACAGGCGTTCCTCTATCTTTTTTCTCTTAGCAAGATATAGCAGGCTATAAGCTTCAATCTCAATTTGTTCTACTCCGTTAGCAGAAATGCGAGTTTCTGTCGTTACAACATATTTTCCTAAAGGGTATTCCGTACCATTTATTATCATTAGTGGACGTAATCGATCTGTCAAAAGATTGATTTTATCGGGAACCTGAAAGAAAGCCCCTCTCAATGACATCTTTAATTCAGAGTTTTCGACATTCTGTACTTCTACAGAGTGATCGACAGCGATTATTTCGGAAAAAAAGGCATTTTCTCTCAGTATTTCGAAACGCTCTGCGTATTGATTGTACGCATTTAACCTCATATTTTCACCTTCTCATCGTAGTCAATTTCTGTTATGCTGAATGAAACGGGATAGAATCTGCCGCTTATGTAATTTGGGGCAGTAAGTACACCAAACATAATTCCTCCGTTTGTGTCTTTATACACAATAACTTTCCCGGCAAGTTTCATAATCCGTTCAGCTTCCTCACGCGTTTTTAACACATAAGAGAGAGTCACTGTCCTTGTTGAGTTGTTTTCAGTAAAAGCGACAGGTTTTGTTCTGCCCGAATAATACTTATAGAATGTTTCTACTGAATTATCATATGAACGTTCTCTTTCATTAAGGCTGTATTTTAGTGGGATCCACTCTTGAGCATCCATATCATATAAGCAATCGTTTTTCGGTGTCGCATCAACAGTAACAGTATTTGATTGAGCATAGTAGTTTACTCCCTTTGCTTTTACTTTGTATTCTGTATGTCCTGTGGCTGCAACATCGGTAAATGTCTCGAATTTCCCATTTTTGATTGGAATATTATTTCGATACAGAACTATTGCGGTACAGTAGGTTGTTATAGGGTCAAGCGATATTACAACAGCATGTCTGGTTGCTTGAACACTTATGTTGACAGAAATATTTGCAGGGTTATTTTTTATAGTGACATAATGCATTTCGGACCATTCCGACCACACACCGCTTGATGCTTGGGTTCTGATCCGCGTTTTATAAATACCGTCGTCAAAAATGTATGGGATCATGCAAGTGTTGGCACTGCTATATACAGCTCCGCTGTCGTAATCCCCGAATTGTACTTGATATGCAACTTGAGAAGTAGCACTCCAATTAAGTGTGGGGGTTGGTTTGCCGTCGCAGTTAAGATATATAACGGAAGCTTGGGCACGAGCAATAAATGTAGCTTTTGGGCTGATTTCCTGCTCGTGCCCATATATAAGCGGAGTAACTCTCCACTGGATAACACCATTTGCGAATGTGTCTTTTGGAACATCGTAGTATTGTCGATTATCCTCGGTTATAACCTCGGCATTTTCGACCAATGACAACCATGTTTCGCCACTGTTTTCACTGTATGTAATCCGATAATTGCTTGGCAAGGTATTGACAGTCAAATGGGGTGGTGCTCCCTGAGTCGGAACTGCCCTCCAACTCAACCTGATTTTATCGCTGAGAATTTGCAGCTCTCCATTTGCAGGTTTCAGATCTGCACATGAAATATAATACACGGCAAACTCATATGGAGGAGATTCACCATAAATGGAACTGCTTATGTAACCTCGCACTTTGATTCGAATAATACCACTGATTTCATTTCCTGTTCTGCGAAGCATTGTGGGGGAAATTTGACAAGAACGCTCGGCATTGGCTGCTGCCGTATACGGTACCCAATCTTCACCCTCTTGATAAAACAATTCAAACCTTGTGGGAGCAACATTCGCGCTTTGGGAATACGACCACTTTACAGTGAGGTCTTCGGTAATTACATTATTATCTGAGGCTGTCGGAGCAGTAATGTTGATTTCGGGCGGCATTGTCTCGGATTCGAATTCTATAATTGCATTAAATGATTCAATTTTGGGGTAGTATTTTCCTGCTGTATCTCCCGGCAAGACGGTTATCGATATCCCATAGTTCAATATATACTCAATCCAGGATAAGTCCTCGATCACAATGCTTTTATTAACAGTCGTTGAATAAACATAAAATTCGGAACATTCTATCCCCCGATTCACATAATCCCACGCTTTACTTGCATTATTTGTTGGAATATCGGCTTCCATGATGCGAATTGCAATTCCAAAGCTTGGCAGATCAATTTCATTTACAGTCAATTTGAAGTTCAAAGTAATTTTACTGATTGAGGTCTTTTCATGGGCAATATAGTCGGGCAAAACATTAGCTTTACTTATCCATACTGCTCTTTGAGATATTGTTGTGTACGGATTTGAGAATATTGGGTCATTTCGTGAGAAAACGTACTTTGGGCGGATATTGTCGGTATTGTAGCAACTGTAGTCCACACTTCCTTTTTCCTCTTCGCGGTCTACTCTATAATACATCAAAGGTATACTGTATGTACTCATATCACCCTCCTGTGTATCCCATCCGCATAGATCTGCGTTCATTCTGTGCTATGCGGATAATGTCGTTGAATTCATGCACACGATTTGCATCAATAGTGACATAGTAATTTATTACGCTGCTGCTCATGGCAGGGAAGGTGCCGGTGGGATACACCTTGGAGCCGGTGGGGATCTCCACAAGCTCGGGCCCCTTTTCACCAACGATAGCATATCCTCCCGGGTGATTGTATGTTCCCGTGGCGTAACCGGGAAGATTGATAAGTCTTGCAAACCCTCCCCACAGTTCGCTCCAAAAATCTCCCGTGAAAAGCGCACTACCACTTGTTCCCATAATTTTATATTTTGCACGCTCCATTTCCGCATTGAACAATTCCAACTTGCTTTGTGCCATATCCATTTTGTTTATAAACACATCATCCAACACGTAACCGACGTCATATGCTTCATCCACGTATCGTTTGATGAAACCAGTACCTGCGTCCAGCAACGGATTCAATTTGCGATATGATTCTCCAAACATATCATTCATTTTGTATGCTCTTTCAGTTGAATTGGTCATGTTAGCATAAACATCTATGAGATCATAAAAAATATCCTGGGCCGGACGAAGTTCTCCTGTTGTTGTGTCATATATGGATACACCGAGCTCGTCCCATTCTTTCATGGCTTCGTTGACAGCATTTTTTTGTTCAACTGTTGCTGATGAGAAATTCTTGATTGTGCCAATCTGATCTTTAACGACTTTATCTGTTTCACCGGCATGATTATTGATCTCTTTTAATGCGTCCTGTACAACATCCATTGATACCCCAAGTTTTAACATTGCGTACTCCATAGCCTGGTATTCTTCAGAGCCAATATCCATTTCAACAGATTTTGAGTTTAATTCATCTGCCCAACCCAACGACTCTTTAAACATTTCAATGATTTTTGCAACTGCCCCTGCAAGAACAGTTGCAATACCTCCGGCTGCTGTCGTTGCTGCATCAAATCCGCCAATCATAGTAGTTATGCCTTCGGGAATTTCCACACCTGTATACTTGCTGACTTTCTCAAGTACATCTTTTAATTTTCCGCCTGAATCTCCACTGTTCTCCAATGCCTCGGAATTTTGTTCAACATGCTTTTTCATATTTACAAGCTCCGTTGAAGCCTCTGCAACTTTTACGCGGTACTCGGATACCTCAACAGATTCTTGACCGTATCTTTCTATGGCAACCTTCATTTCATCGTTTAAAAGCTCGATTTTCTTTTCTTGTTGTGTTATGCTGTCATTCAGCAATTTGTTCTGCTGAGTAAGGCTTGTCTCCTTGTTTTCGGCATCTTCATAACGAGCGATTACTGTTCGTAATTCCGCTTCATTCGCTTTAATCCCTGCTTCCAATTTTCGAAGCATATCATCAAGAGCCTCGGTGCTGTTTTGGGCTTCATCTATGGCTTGAGAGTTTGCTTTATATTCAGCTGTTATTTTTACAAGCGCAGCAGATTCTTTAAGCAAAGATTCCTTTAAAGCGAGAACCTTCCCATCCATTTCGCCATGTTCTTCTATGGCTTTTTGGAGTTCAGTCTCCAACATTGAAATTTTTGATTTCTGGGTTTCCATTGTGTCTGAAAGCGCTTTTGATATCGAAACCAAAGATTCTACACTGCTGTCATTCAGTTTGTATTCCTCTGTGAGTAATCTGATTTCCGCTTTGTTTATCTTTATTTGCGCATCAATTTCTTTTAATGCCGATTTGAAAGTTCGTTCACCTTCAACAGAGAGCCTCAATCCCGCATTTGCCATCCGTTATTCCTCCAATCCAATCCAGTCATTATTTGCACCGCATTTCAGTTTTTCAAGATCACGAATTGCATCGTCGATCTGTGCCACAGTGCGGAATCCTGCCTCTGTGTGTGTGTATCCAAGACATAGTCTGGCAAGGTTAAAAAAACGCGGCGAGTAGAGAAGAGTTGAGTTTTCGCCATCCTCACCGGAATCGATTTGCCACTCATCTTCTCCATCATCGCCGCCCTGATTCATTTTTTTTTACACACACAGTCCAAAAGGCAGGACAGCGTAGTTCCCATTACAGTTTCAAGTTCCGCGGATGTCAGCCGAGCGCCCACATATTTCTCGGTGACTTGTTCGGGGATACCGGCATAATAATAGTGTTCGTTGATCATCTCTGCCAAAAGAAACTTAATACACTCAACAGTGCCTTGCTTTTTTAACGCATCGTTGAGATTTCCGTACTTTTCCTCGATGCGCTCAATAACATTAAGATCACAACGGAGGATGTATTCTTTGCCATCCAGCTTTACCGTGTACATATTCTATCCTTTCACTTAATTATTCTGTCGGTTCCCCTGCTTCCGGTTCTGTTTCAACAACAGGAGGTTTCATGTTTTCAATGAGCCAAGTTTCGGCCAGTTCTTCGCTGTCTACCCACTTAGACATGATCTTCCATTCGTGACTTTTGTTTCTCAAAATTTCACCTGTGATGGTTTCTGATTTAAATACAATGGATTCTCCCTTTGTCTCATAATCATCCGCAGGAATGTCAAACATAACCTTAGGGAAAACAATGGCACGATACTGAGATTTGTTCCGCTTATATCTCCTTATCAAGAATCCGAAACGAATATAATTGGCAGAGTCCGTATCTTTCAGTATGACTGTTCCATCCTCACCAACATGCACACCGCATATATCTTTAAGTACAATATCTTCTATATCATCAACATCCATAGAAATAGAACCGTTGATAAACTCATTTATAATTTCAGCTACATCGTCATCTGAGAAAAATTTCTGCTTTGACGTATTGATTGAAGTATTTGCTTTTACTGCTTTGGCAAAAACTTTTGACTCATTTCCGAGCGTTTCGACCGTGTTCCCGTTCTCATCTTCCGATATTGTAAGAATATTATACCTGGGTTTTGATAATCCGATTTTCGGCATATGCTCCTCCTTATTTTCTTTTTATGATTTTTTGGAATTCTTCTTCTGCAATGCGTGCCATTGTGTCCTGTGCCTCTTTCTTCTTTGCCTTTATTGCCGGCTTTGCGAAAGGGGAAGGGTCTCGCCACGGTTTTGCACCGCTTTCAAATGAACGTGCGATTAGTTGAAACGGAACACCTGTTGTTGCAAACCTGCCATACCCGGGTTCTTGATATCCATCAAATCCTATGTTTACATTGTAGTTGAATTCTCGGTCTTGCCTTATGGGGGTGATTCCGAACGATTCTACCAACTTACCTGTTGCATTAGGTGAAAGAATACCAATAAGATTCTCTTTTATCTGGTCGGCGTAAACAGCAGCACCTGCATAAAGAGATTTTTCTGCTACATCTTTAAAATGAGCCTCAGCATATTTGAGAATCATTTCCAATCCGTTATTGTTTATAAACGTTGCCCTTGCCACACACTACACCGCCCCACTTCATCGCATATACGATTTGTTCCAAGTCTTTATCATATCCGATATTTATCAGTGCCCAGGAGATGTCATGTTCATCTAATGCTTCACAAATCTGATCAAAGGTGGGGTCATACTCCACTTTTGTGTAGTAATACAACTCTCCGCCGATTGTTATTGTATCGATCTCATCATCCGCTTCAAATATATTATCGGTACCAGTCTCACCCCAAACAATATATCCTGTTTTTATGTTTGGGTCCGGCTTGTAATGATAGACTTTATCTGATACGGTAAGAAGAGCATCGCGTACAATTTCAACTGTCATATTTAGCACCAACCCTTTCGAGTGACAAGTCAACTACATCTTCTCCTGCAGCTTCATCGCGAAGATACTGAGCCTGTACGATACGATATGTGTGATTTGATTCTTCTAACGAATTCAACTCACAGACATCATCTGCGCATATATTTACTGTTCCGGGTTTCAGAATCCGTATTACCGTATCAATCTTTGTGTTTGCTTGATGTGCCGTAAAAAAACGATTGAATCCTACTGTCCGATACCCAAACCATGTAGTAATAAGATGGGTTCGTTTATCGTTATACATATCCCCGGGTGCAGCATCAGAGGAAACACGATAGATTGATACTGTTCCTGCATCAAGTATCATTTTTTGCTTCCTGTAAAAACCTATCTCTTTTTGCTTCTTTTAGCCATTCGGGCATAGCGGTGGATTTGTCACGATTGCTGTACTGCCAACATACAATATCAGTTACAAAAACAGCATCTCTCGTACTGTCTGTGATATGTATTCCACCCTTTGCCAGTTCCTCAATCGCCGCATGTATTCTCGTTGTAAAATATCCGTCAAGTTCAGAAGCACGCCTCCCTAATCTCATCTTCACGAGTTCGAGAATTAAATTGATATCCATCCGCTATACCTCCGAATCTTTTACTCCTCAGCAGCCGGATCAGCAGCCGGATCAGCAGCCGGAGAGTTTGCCTTATCTTCAGCAAAGGTAACTGTTGTGGCAGGTGCAGTTGTATTTAACGAGAATGCCGCAAAACCCTCTCCGGTTGCAGTT